TAACACTTTCAGTTGTTCGGTTGGATTCCTTAAAGTCTTCATCACTGTCTTTCGTTCATCAAACCCAACGATACTAGTGCCCTTAATAGTTAACGACCCTGCATTTAAATCAGCTACTACATAAATGACTTTTCTTTTTTGAACATCGTAGAGAAAGACTTCCTGAGCCGCAACCAGTTTAGACGGTGGTTCCGACTTCAACTTGAGTTGGGGGAACTCTTTCAAATACTTGAACTTCATTGCTAACTTTTCTGGACTAACTGTCTTCTTTGCTCGTGGTTTTCTTTCAGATTTTTTGACCTGAAGATACGACTGACAGTCACTGATAACTTGTTCAGCAAACTTGACAAAGTTCTTCATCTGCGTCTTGGTGTACTTGTCATATCCTTCTGCTAGTTCTTTATCACTACCATCTACCACCGCCTCAAACTCTGCTAGTTCTTTTTTCCAAATATCGGATATGTAACTAACCATCTGTGGTACTACATTCATACCACGAAGAAGAGCAATAGGTTTGTATGAAGCAGACATTTTAGCGCCTTCTTTGACAAAGGTGTCAAATAACCCATCTATTTCACTGGCGCACTCGACTACTTTCTCACGAAGTCGGTCTTGAATAGTTACTTTCTTTGCTTCTGCTTCATCTGCTATTTCACCTGCCGTCTGAGTTGCTTCTTGTTTAGAATACTTCAGACCAGTGACCACATTGTTGATAGCTGCTAACTCTGACTCCCTTAGTTCAAGACCCATTGTGTTCATTCGTGCTAACCAACAATGAGTAAGTGAATATTCACTGTCAGATACTCCCTTGATAAGTTTTACCTCATCTTTTCTACCACTGTTTTCTAACCACTGAAGAAGCATTACTTTAGCTTCTTTTTTGTCGAAGTAGTAGTTGTACCAAGTGAACGCCTTTGATAGTTCAGATGCTCGTGTTTTTTCAGTAGGTTGAGTGGTCCACGATGGTTCTTCACCTAGATGTCTGGTTTCTGCTCCTCTGAATACATAGGGTTTGATACCAGTTGATGTGGTTGGTTTCTTTGCTGTTGTCTTAGTTTTTTGTACGGTAGTCATTTATTACTCCAAAAATATGGTTTTCACCATGATAACACATTTTGAACTACTTGTCAATAGTCCCCCAAACACAATACCCAAACTCACTAGTCCATAAGAATAGCTACCATCAAAAAACCCTCGATATCATCAAACTCCCTGTCAACCGTTTCCTTCAATGTCCCATAAAGTCCCGTTACTTTACCCAAATGCCTACACTCTACCTGAGACCGACTGAAGTCATCAATACGACAACCTAAGTTTCCAGCCATCTTTATCAAGTCCCGCCTATGACTAACATTCTCAATAGTCGCTATCCTATCCAATAAGTCCAATAACTTCTTCCGCGCTCTAAACACCTCATCAAACATTTCTTCACGAACTACAGTCTCTAAGTTATCCATTTTTATGTGTGCTCAATAACCTTGATACCAGTCGCAGCAATGGCAGACTGACAAATAGGACACGGTTTAGCAAGGACTGGGTTGCCTTTTGAGTCAAGTCTCGTTACTATTATTTTATGTGCTTTATTCATTTTCCTACATCTAATGATAGCTGATATCTCAGCATGAAGATACTGCTTATGAGGCAAACCTACCCGTTCAGCATGATGAGCTTGAATAGGATGAGTCTTCAAATACTGGTTCTTTCCAATAGACAAAACTCTCCCACGCTTATCATAAATGATAGCAGTGATATTCTGCTTTACTTTAGCCATGTTTTAGTCATGTCGTTCAGTTCATCAACCTCATAACAGGCTTCATTCTCGTTCAAATAAAAGGCTTTAGTCCAGTCCTCGGTCAAATAGTCAAAGATACGCCAATATTGAATACCAGACTCATCTTCAAACCTAACTATTCCATATCGTGTCATTTGTCACCTCCCATCAAACAATAACGCTATTGTAGACTAAAGTTCAAAGAAAGTCAAGCTTTTTTTCAAAACCTAAGAATGAATACCGTAGCATCCATGTCATCCTCAAACACAATATCATAAGTTGTGTCCCATGACTCAGCAGTGATAACACCACCGTGAACATTCTTCACCCATAGAAAAAAATCATCAGCCATAGGACTACCCGAAGGACCAAACGATACCAGAAATTTGAACAACCCGTCCGCTCGTCTATCATTATTATCCGACCACTGCTTAGTCAAGTGTTTTAGTTGTTCGTTACTCAGAGTGAAAGAAACCATATCATCTATTTACATTCTTCTAACGATAAATACATAATAACATAGGAAATATCAATGCCACGCTTGAGCGCATACAAACCAGTCAAATCAAATGATTACAGATATTTTGATAAACATATATCGGAAATGTTCCAGGTAGGCGCTTGCGAAATTTTTGTCCATAAGTATCTAGGCCCTCAAGTGGGCAATGCAGGTACACCCGATGTTACTATGCCTGTCTATGACCGAGAAAATCCTCTGTTTATTGAAGACCTATTGCTCCTTGAAAATAGAGACAGAAACTACGACCCAGATATCTTTATTCTTAGAATGTGTTATTTGGAACGAGATGTCGACTTTGACCTCACTCAGTTCGGTCTGTTCCTCAATGGCGATACCCTATTCCTGACAACTCATTACAACGATATGATGGACATCTTTGGTCGTAAGCTCATGACTGGCGATGTTCTTGAGTTTCCTAACCTCAGAGACTACAACCCACTCAATACCAGTGTGACCAAAGCATTACCAAGATACTATGTTATCCAAGAATGTGCTTGGGCAGCAGAAGGGTTTAGTCAAACTTGGTTACCACATCTATGGCGTATCAAAGCTACACCAATGGTCAACTCACAAGAATACAAAAGTATTCTTGATAAACCATTTGAACCAGATAATATTTGGGACCCAGGTAACTTTTATCCTGCCGGTACTATCGTCAATAATGGCGACAAATATTACAAGGCTAAACAGAATGTACCACCAGGAACACCTGTTGATGACCCTAACTATTGGGAACTCATAGAAAACCCAACTACTATCGGCGATGTAGATAGCACTCGTAATAATGACTTGGCTCTAAACGACGCTATCGTTGCTCAAGCTCATATTGAAGTTCCACTAAGTGGGTTTGACGCTACCAAGTTCTACATTCTTCCAACATACTACGATAATGAACCAGCACCACCGTACACAGGTGACGGTATGGAAACAAATAACCCTTACAACTTCAAACCATACATGGGATATCTAACTGGAGATGGTGGCGCTCCAAATGGTCTACCAGTGACACCAGGAGTATCATTCCCACTGAGTCCAACCAATGGTCAATACTGTCTTCGTTTAGACTATTTTCCAAATAGACTATTCAGATACGGTGATAACCGTTGGACAATGATACAAGAGAATGTTCGTACCGACCTGTATCAGATAAATGGTGACCAAACACAAAGAAGTAGTTTCGTCAACAATACCTACACAACACCAACTAATACCCAAGGTAATATTCCTGGTCGTCAAAGTGTCAGTCAGGCTCTACAACCAGATGCTATCAATGGTAACGACGGTGGTCACAAAACCGCTAACCCTTGGCCACCTCAACAACCTGGTCAACCTACCAGCTACTGGGTGCCGCCACCACCTGATGTAGATGTCCAACCGACGGATGGGCCGAATGGCTAAAATAAGTTCGCGATAAAAACTCCATTCTGAATAGTAAAATATTTCTTTACTAAATAGTATCATACACTATTTTATTCAGGAAGTCAAGCTGTTTTAGACTCTATGATAACATCAAGGTCTTCGTAGTTTTTATCCAACAAGTATAACCACTTATATCCGTGTCGTTCAACTAAGTCTTTTTTATTTTTTATATGGTCGGGGGTTATCATATCCTGTCGTTGTTGAATATACCAAGACTTCACTTCTACCGAGTATTCGTCGAATAATATGTAGTCTGGAATATAATATTTTCCAGGATATAAGTCATCTTTCAATGTTTTTGCGTTTTTGACTGAGTTTATAATATTTTTATTTTCACAGTATTCTAAAAAATGATATTCGTATGTAGACTGATATGATATTTCGTAGTTTTTATACTGTCGTTTAGTCAAGTCTAAATAAAAAGATTTTCCGTCGTGGTTATTTCTTCTTGTTTCTATTGACTTTTCTACATTATTATAAGTGGAACTCCCATATCTTTCCAACTTAGTATTCGCTATTTTGTCAAGAACTCCTAGTTTATGAACTAAGTTATTTTCACCGGACATTCTTGTCTGTCTATTTTTTTGGTCATCTGACCCAAGGTATTTTTCAACGAAATATCTTCTTACGCTATCTGGGAGTTCTCCATCTTCGTGTTGTTTCTTAGCTTTTTCACCTAACCACTTTCTATATTCAACGCTATCTTCCGAGTCAAGAAATTTTCGTTGAGCCGCAACTCTATTTTTTTGGAACTCGCTGTCCGGTCCGCTGTTATTTGACTTAGTCATATTGTTGGACCTCATTCCTCCATCATTTAGGGCCGCGTTTCTATAACTATCAACTGCTGAGTAAGACTTTATGGGAGCATCTGGAAACTTTTCAAGATAAGTTTCTCTAGTGTAACCGTATTTTTGAAGATATCTATTTTGAAGTATTTTTTTCAGTTCCCCATTTGCTAAACATACTATTTGTTCGTAAGTATGGTCTGGGTATTCTGGGTTTATGTCTTTTGGGTTTGGTCCTTGATATTTCATTTTCATCATATATTTCTTTACTAAATAGTATCATACACTATTTTATTCAGGAAGTCAATAGCATGGCCCAGTATTTTTACGATTCTACCATTAGACGGTATCTTATGCAGTTCACTCGTATGTTCAGCAACTACTATGTAACATACACTCGTGATACTGAAGGTACCAGAGACCTAGTCAGAGTTCCCATTCGTTACGGTGACGCTAGCCGACAGGCTCAAACCATTATGCAAGAGAATAGCGCATCCAAAATGCCTAGCACTCCACTAATGACCTTCTACATAGCCGGTCTAGACTATGACCGTCCTCGTATCCAAAACCCAACTTATGTTCAACGAACCGATGTCCGACAACGGTTCTATGATGAGGACACCGGAGACTGGAATACTCAACAAGGTAATGCATTTACACTAGAACGACTAATGCCTGTTCCATATCGTCTATCACTCAACCTAGATATCTGGACCAGTAATACAAACCAAAAAATGCAGATACTAGAACAAATAATGGTCCTGTTCAACCCCAGTCTAGAAATACAAGCATCAGACAACTACCTAGACTGGACCACGCTATCCATCGTAGAACTAGTCAAAACCACATGGTCATCAAAAACAATACCAGTGGGAACCGAAGACCCCATTGATATCGCTACCATGGAGTTCTACATTCCTATCTGGATATCAAGTCCAATGAAGGTCAAGAAACTAGGTGTGGTTGAACGCATTATCGCTTCAGTTTATGACAGTCACGGTGACCTTTACAATGCTATCGGTAACGAAGACCTGCTGATGGGTACTCGTCAATGTTTTACACCATTTGACTACCAAGTAGTGCTAATAGGTAATAAACTACAAGCCCTACGACAACCCCAAGTAGTTCAACCACCACCAACCGAGTTAGCACCACCAGACACACAAGAGAGTGACTTATTCTGGCCAGCTATCGTGAATATGTACGGTGTACTCAGACCTGGCATCAGTCTGATAGCACTAGAACAACCTGACGGCAGTGAAATTTACGGTACCATAACTTTTGACCCCTTTGATGAACGGTTTATCATGTACGATATTGATACTGCTACCCTACCGTCAAATACTTTACCACCTGTTGATATGGTTGTCAACCCCCTCGTGTCTGGACCTGGTGAAGGTTTGCCTGCTGCTGCTAACGGTCAAAGATATCTGTTTACTCATGGTACCGGTAGTACTGATGGTTATTCCTTTACTTGGGCACAAGCTGATGGAACTCCGCTAATAGCGAATGCTAACGATATCGTTGAATATGTGGGCACTCATTGGGTGGTATCGTTCAATTCTAAAGAACACACAGATATTGAGTTTGTAACTAATATCACTACAGAAATACAGTATCGTTGGAACGGTGAGTTCTGGGAACGGTCATATCAAAACCGATATGTTGGCGGCAAGTGGCGTATTATCCTATGACCGAAACTATCCAAGCGGTAGGAGTGTGGTTTTATTGTGTGTCAACCAAAAGATATCTTTACCTAATGAGAAACGATGAGAAATATCGTGGAATGTGGTCATTACCGGGCGGGAAACAAGAAGTTGACGAAACACTGTTAGAGTCATTGACCAGAGAATGTCAGGAAGAAATAGGACGATGGCCAGAATGTCTTCAACTTATTCCACTGGAAAAATTCACCACCACCGACAGTTATTTTACCTATCATACATTCTTTGCTGCAGTTAGCGAGGAGTTTGTACCTGTGCTAAACGAAGAACATATAGGATGGTCGTGGATAATATCTGGACAACTTCCACGACCACTTCATCCTGGTCTTAGGTCAACTATTAGGTTCAATGAAATACGACAAAAAATAGGTATTTTAGAAAAATCTTTTATGCTATGAAAAAGCCGAACTAAGTTCGGCTTTTACTTGTTTAGGCGTATGCTAAACCTATCTTCTGACCATACCAAGTAGTTCCACCATCATAGGTGTAGAATGCTATGGCATCAGTACCAGATGATGTTAGTGTTGGTGCTGTTCCACCTGGCCACTTAGTACCCGTCATCCATGTAACTGTTACGCTTCCACCATTGATAATATTCAAGATGAAACTTGATGTCTTACCAGATGTTGCTACATTACTAGTAGTGAAACTTACAGTTGCTGATGTTCCAGAAACACAAGTTACTTGGAAGAAGTCACCATTAGATAGGTTGATATTAGTGGTAGCAGCATAAGTCAATGTTGACTGACCTTCAATAATAGAAGTAGCTGTAATAGTATTACCGATAGATAAGTTACCACCAGAAATATTAGAAGTAGTAGTTACAGCACCAGTTAGAGATACTAAGTTACCAGTGTAAGTTGGTAAGTAGTTAGCAACATTACTATTAGCGTATGCCCCAGCAATATTAGCAATATTGATATTAGATAAGAACTGACCATTACCAATAAAATTACCGCTACTGGTATTGCCACTTGTCGTAATATTACCACCAGTTATATTACCAGTAGCATTGATATTACCACCAGTAACTAAGTTACCAACATTAGCTGTATTATTGATGACAATAGTATTACCAGTAAATGTATTACTAGATACCGAACCATTACTAACAACATTACCACCAGTGATGGTATTAGTAGCATTGATATTACCACCTGTAGTTACATTACCAGCAGTTACTGTACCATTAGCAGTAATAGTATTACTAACAACTTCATTACTAGTAACAGTATTACTCGTGACATTACCAGTC